GTTTTCTTATTGTATAACGAATTTCCGTAGTATCCGCCAAGTGCTTTATCGTTGTCAAAAATACTTTCGTTATATTGTTGTTTTATATTATTATAGATTCGTAGTTCTAATTCTAATAAAACATCGTCTCGAAAATCTCCGTAGGCAATGGTAATACTTCCGTCGTGTCCTTCAATTACCTCTTTAGGCTCTAGATAAGTGTCGTCAACAAATCTACGAGGAATATATTTTTTATAAAGACCTAGCTTAGTAGGTGTTGGAGGTATAAAGTTTGATGATGTAGATACATATTCTCTAATTTGAATTGTATCTCCTTCTACTAGATTAATTTTTAAACTTACAAAACCAAATGTAGAATTAAATTCATAATCTCTACCGTGCAATAATTGTTGATTATTGTAATAAACATATACCGCTTTAGAACTTAAAGTGTCAAGATCAAATTTTTCCGATAACGCAAAAGTTTTGATTCCTTCATCTTCAACAACGTAATTAAATGTAGTATAGGCACCACTGCCAATCATATCTGATTGAGAAAATGGCTTAGATGCATTTTGTGTTTTGCTGATTTCTTCTAATATTGTGTCAACAAAATCTGAAGTATTTTGATCAAAATATAATTTATTAGCTAGGTCAATAAATGTATTTTTAAAATCAGTATACGATTTCTTAGCATACTGAATTGATTTAATAATGTTAATTTCTTTATCACATAGTAATACCACCGACAAAGGAGCTATATTAGAATGTTTTAAAAATCTCTTGGTGTTTCGTTGGTATCCAGATATATCTCTTAGATTGCTTTGCCCTGGATATATTCCGGTGAAATTGTTATCTAGTTCTATTCCTGTTAAAATATGATCAGCAGCTTGCCCCAATGTAAATGAGTCAATCTTAGCATTTAACGGATTTTTTTCTAAGCCCAGTGGCATTTCGTAGTAACCGGTAGTTGGGTCTGCATCTACAAAAACCTTTATAGTTACTACATCATTCAATTCAAAATTGTTTTCAAATACAAATTTTTCTTTTGTTTGAACATATGGTCTGCGTGTTTGTATTCCGTTTACATAAAATAATATTTTTTTAATCGCTGTAGGTGATAAACTTTCCCAGTTTACTGCTGTGAATGTAACTTCGTTTGATACTGCTGTTATTACCTGAGTATCAATAATTGGTTGGCTATATTGATTATCTAATATTAACCATCCATTTTCATAACTATCTTGTACATTAAATTTAAAATATCCGGTAGAAATTATTCCAGAATATGTTTCTAAATCAACCTTATAGATAAACTCATCTTTATCTAAATCAAATTCAAACTGGATATCGCCAACGTTATCAATGTTTAGATAAGAAAGTGGGAATCCTAATTCTGAATCTGTTGGGCCAGAACCAATTTTATAACTAACAATTTCTGATCCAATAAAAGAACTAACTGGATATTTGTTAGTATCAGATAAACTAACTAATTCGTTGTCAAAAATGTCAAATAGCGGAGATTGATTTACTTTTGTTTTTGTTTGGCTAGATACCCAATTTGTACCGTTAAAATGATACATTAGGCCCTTGTTATTGTTACCTCGTCTTACCAAAACACCCTGGCCTAATAAAGATTCGTAATCGTCTGCCTTTTGAAGATTTATTTGCGTAATATTATTATGTTTAATAAATTTAACAACATAAATTTGATTGTTTGCCAAAGAATCAGTGTCAGCAGTAATTAATACTCTTGCGCCATCAAATACTGATTCGCCGTCTATAATATATCCTCGACTACCTTCAATGGTTGAAAATACATCAGTAGTAAATGTGTCAACATAATCAACTACCTGCTTTGCTATACTTCCATGATTAAACAACTGAAGGTTTGGTTTAAATTCAATGATTGGCCGTTTAGCCCTAGAAGTTTCAGGGGCATCAAAATTACTTTGATTAAAATTATGAGAATAATCTAAAACACTACGATGGAACCATCTATTATAACGACTCCATGGGTTTGAATCAACGCTTGATTTATTAATTGTGATATAGTCTTTTTTAGCAGGATATGCACTGGCATCGTCAAATGGCTGCGTATCAAATCCTGCATTATCAAACAAAATCTCTGGGCTATCGGTTGTTAAGTTATTAGAAACAATTAAGTCTTCGTATCTAGTAAGTGTAATTCTTTCTCCTACTCCTTCAACTAACCATTTATAATTGCTATCCGAATATTTTGTTGGGGTTACTTTTCCTGAAAAGTATAGAATCATACCGTTAGAAAGCGTAACTCCGTTGCTACTGGTATATGTCTGTTTACCAATAATTTCTTTTTCAATATCTATTTTTGTATTTTCTTCTACATTAGAAATTAAAAATCTTCCAAATCTATTAGGATCAGTAGTGCTTTGATAAAATAATACATCCGGAGCATCTAATGGAACTTCAAATGTTATTGTTCCGTTTTCGATACCGTTATTTGTAATACCGGTTTGATAATTTAATGAGGTAGTCAGTGCAACATCATCAACGAATTCCCAATCTTGAGAATCTTGATCAATAGTGCTGCCATCACCGGCTGGAATATTTTCTTTGGCTTTCCAAAGTTTTCCGTCAAATACAACTAATTGTCCTTTAACATAAGGAAAAATTGGATTGTATAACAACGTACCGGTATCTAATGTTGTTTTAATTGTTAGGCCATTATCGGGAGCGTTAACTTGAAACTTATATGTCTGTCCCCTATATAATGTCAATGTGGGGTTATTTGTTAATCCATCCGGAGTAAAAATATAAACACTACCCACTCCTAACGCGACTCGATAAGTGCTGATTATATTCTGAGCTTGCCCTAAAATTTTAACAGGTGGTGGGCCTTCTGGTACCCAATAGTATTCTCGATAGTTAACAAACTTGTCCCAGTCAATTGGCGGGTTCCAGGTATAATGTTCTTGATCAGTAATTATTGCATCAGTTTCTTCAGCATTTCCAAAGAATTTAATTTGATTTTTAAAATCAAGATAATCATAAAAGTTAGTAACCTTTCCGTCTTTTTTGATTGTGACGCCGGGTTCTAATTGATACCTACTTCTTAGTGTCGAATCAGTATCAAGGTATACATCGCTTGATTTAAAAGTTTTACCATATCTGCGACCCACATATCCAACCGTCTTTTGCAACACACCTGGTTGAACTAGCGGATCTAATACCGCCGATAAAAATTTACTATTTGCCTCAGTTTGAAATATCTGAGGTAATAATTCTACCGTTCTTCTTATAGGTAAACCGCTATCTGGATAAATTTCATTTGCCATATTATTCTGTGCTTGTAACTATTGTGTTTGCTGCTGCTCTAATTTCGGAAGCAGAAATTGCCGAAACAATTTCAATGTCATCTACTCTTGCTCCGCTGACAAAAATCTCATCCACTGAACTTTGAATTTCAAATAAACTTCCAAAGCTCTGTGTAGGTTGTCTTGGAACAATTACCATATTACTAATATCCGGAGATACCGTGTTAATCACATAGGTAATTAATTCACTGATATAGAATCTATCTCCAAAGTCCCAGTTGTTTACATCAAAAAATTCGTTAATGGCAGAGATAATTCTAACTTTAAGATCATTGTCATTAATTAATTTATTAGGATTTTTTACTACTTTAAATTTAGCTTGGAGTTTAACATCCGCTGTGCTTCCAAAAAGTACTTTGTATTCAACAGGATGATAAATGATTTCATCACTGATTGTTTTAATAAGATTTAATTTAGAACCAAAACTAATTCTTAAACTATCCGAATTGGGTGCATCGGGTTTTTTAATAACTGCACCTGCAAGATAATTTCTAAAAGCAGTATCATAACTTCTTGTAAGAATATAAACATCAATTATGTTACTTGCACTTGGATCTATTCTTCTATCTACACTAGCCGAATGAATATATTGAAATTTTAATTTTGCTCGACCAATATTTGCAGAGTATGTACTTTCTAATACTAGCGTATTTGTATTCCTATTGACTCGTTTAACTTGGTCTTCAGAACTATCGTAAAAATAAATTAATTGGCCGTCATTAAAATTGTTTACATTTATTAGACTTTCTTTTTGATAGATCAAAATACTATTGTTAGAATTGTCAATAAATCTTTTTAGCTTACTTCCAGAATCGTCTGTTATTTCTTCAAAGAAAAGATATTCTAGATCTAGATCCGTACCAACAATTTTTTCAAATGCTTCTGGATTATCAATTATTCCGTCAGCGTCGCTGTCAAAAAAAGCTATCTTGATTCTATCAGTGCTTTGAAAGCCGTCTTCGTATCTTATGGTATCACTAATTTCAAATTTAATGTCTTGTTTCAGCGGGTATATTAAATTGCTATCAGAATTTATAGACAAAATGTTTATTTGATCTTTTACAACTTTGCCTGTTCTGCTGTCATAGGATTTTGAATTAGAATCATAATAAAATCTATTTTGTTCTAAACTACCAAAAATGTATTCTAAACTTCTAATTCTAACTACGTACTCGTCAGCTTCTTTTACAAAAGATAAAATCCATGAAGAATCTAAATTGCTACTAGAAACATCTCCAGCTTTACCTAAACTAAAATTTCCTAATAAATTTAAATTTGAAGCTGTAATTAATTTCCACTCGCCGTCGACTGGGCTAAAACGTAGACCAAAATTTAAATTAGAAAATATTTGATTTGTCATTTCTGTTTCTAACGAATTAGGTAAATTTGTTACAAACTTAGGAACGATGCGAGATGCAATAGCACCTGTTGGAACTATATCATTAAACTGGATTGGACCTAATCCTGTTGATAATGCGCCTCGGCCGGCATTGGTTCCATCACCAGTAACTTTGATTGCTTTTACCCATATTCTATCTGTTTGTTCAGGATCATTAGAATCAGTGTCTACTAATTTTCCACGTTTAAAACTTTTACCATCTGGAGGTACAAACTTAATCAATGCTCCAGGGGCAATGTATTTTAAGGTGCTGGTTGTATATGTGCCAACTTTTAAAATGATATTAAAATCAATAGCATTTTTAAAATAACCTGTTGACAAATTAACATCTGATGTTAAATTTTGCCATACTGCATTTCTATCAGTAAAATTAATTTTATCAAACTTAGTTAGATAATAGTTGTAGATGTCTACATCATTTATAACCGGTTCAATTTTATTTCTAATAAAATTAAAAATTTCAATCCTATTTGTATATTTGAAAGATATTGAATTTTCTACTTCTTCTTTATAAATGTATCCGTCGTCGGCAAATACATTGACAGAGCTATATTTTCCTGACGCATCAATGATTTCAAAATTTCTACTAATGCCGCTAGATGTTCTATTAATAGCATTAATTTTTAAAATATCTTGAGATGCAGTTAAGGGTGCAAGATTATAATCTTCACCTGTTACCATTCTATTTTGTGTATAATACTGAGCAGGTGCATTTCTTCTAATAGAATCCACTGATTCTGTTGCAGCTGACGAACTTACGGTATACTTTAATCCTAAAGTAATTGTTAATGTATGACTTATTCCTTGTTTATTAACATAGGGGATCGATATTGTAATTCCTCTCATCTCCGATGGAGCAATTTGATAAACTAATCCGTTGCTTTTTCTATAAAAAACTCTAAAAGACCCTTGAGGTAAATTACCATAAACTCCGTCTGCAAAAGCTAAATCAACCCTATCGTTTTCTTTTGTAAGGACAGAATAGATATTTCTTATGTTTGACGTGACGCTATTGTAAGCAATATTATTTCCGATTAAAGAAGAAACCTTAGTCCATTCTTCTCGTTGGGCACCATTTGAAGTTAAAGAAAATAACCAAACATCATCGTTGTTAATATTATCACTATCTACGGTAATAATTTCGTTAGTAGACGGAACTCCTATTGAAAAATCTGCCAATTCCAAACTACCTTGTTTAAACATCAAAAAGAATCCAGTGTTTGAACTTGTGCCGCCACGGCCATCATTTCTGTATAAAAATCCTAATTGATTTCCAGGAAACGGAGATTCTTCGTATACTTCTTCTTTGCCTTTAAATGTTGTACTGACTAATTCAAAGGTCATTTGGCGGCCGGAAACAATTTTACTAAATGTAAAGATCGGAACGTCAGTAGATGCTGTTCTAAATCTATATTGTTCTGTTTGAATTCCTTCAATTTTAGAAGTGCCCTGACTACGGCCAAATTCTGTATTATCGGCCATTGCTGCATTCAATACAGCTACGAATTGTTCTGCCCAATTTTGATTTGTTGGGTCATTCCAAATAATAGTTTGTTGTGCTAAATTCTTACCGTTACTATCTAAAACTGATTCAGTAGTGCTAACGGTATCAAATTTTAATAGACCCTTAGCTGCAATGTTTCTTTTAGCATTATAGCTTAACATCTTAGCTAATCTTAAAACACTTTCTTTTCTTTCAGCTAATTCAATAAAGTTTTCACGACTGGCAAGATCAATACGAAACGCTAAACTTTGTCCTAAAAATGCAATAGCATCAATTAGGGCTAGGTATTCTGAACTTTCAATATAATCGTTAAAGTCTTCTGGATAATTTTCACGGAAGTATGCGATGATAACTCTGCGAAGATTTTCAAAGTCATAGGATTTGAAATCAGCATTTTTAAATGTCTGATATATCCTGGTCCAATTTTCATTTAAAATTAAATTGTTTAATCTAGCAGTTGTTGTCATAAAATATCAATCCTATACTATATTTACCCTAAAAATAATGTGGTCAGTTTATAATGCTATTCTCTTTATCAAAATTGAAAGCCATTCTTTCATTGATGTTAAAAGGCAAATATGTTATGTCGGCTTCTATACGTATACCCATATCAGTTGAATCGATAACTACTCCATTGATTGCTATTCGCGGATCATAGTTGATAATTGCTTCAACGTCTTCTGTAATTAATTTTTTAACTTCTTCTGTGAAAGGTTCAAATAACAGGTCCCAGATTACCGTTCCAAAGTCTGGGTTTTCTAATTTTTCTCCCTTTCTTATATAAAAGTGATTTACAATATCTTGCTTTACTAAATCGATATCGTATAATTTAAATCCGTTTTTAGATTCTTTAGAACTAAACCCTTTGTAGGTAAAAGCTACCTGACTATCAGAAACACTGGCATTAAAAGATGCTACAGATTTTTGATTATATAATTTTGCCATTTATTGCTCCTTATGTTTCTCTATCAGTATTGGTGGGCGTTAAGAATTCTGGTGAAAAGTTTTCATGTAATGCCCATGGCTCGTGCATAGGAACTCGTTTCATTATGCTGTTTAATGGTGCTGCAACCGCATACCTATTTTTATCTTCCCATTTTTCTTTTGAGCTTGTAAGAATGTTTTCATGGGTAGAAAGTGCGCTTGCAGGAGTAGCTGCGGCTGCGGCTGCACTATTCATATTAATGAATGCTGCGGTTTCGTAATGACTGCCACCGCTTAAAATATGTGTGTCACTACTAGCGGTAAAATAATTTGATCCTGCTGTTGCAACATTAAGATTAGCTTTAGTAGTGATACTACCGTTAGCGCCTATTACCAATTCCATATTACTTCCGGATTCTAAATGAGTTCTAGCTATAGATTTTACATTGAAGTTTCTACCTGCTTCTAAGTTTATATCTCTATCAGCTCGAATGTTTAAATCATTTTCGGTGTGTATGCTGATGCTATCCTCAGCATAGATATCTATTTTTCCATTGCTAGTTAATTCTACCCAAGAGGTACCTCTTGAATTTCCTATATAAATTAAATCTTCAGAATTGTGTAAAAGAATTTGATGACCAGTTCTGGTTCGTAATCTTACATATTCGTTGTAGGGGATATCAGCATCTCCCTTTTGTTTTTCTTCAGGGTCCAATGTGTCAACATATTCTTGCGGACCTTCCCATGCAGGCTTTTTTCTTAAGTATTGGTCGTCACCGTCATCGAACACTAGTTGAGTTCCACCAAGTCTACTAACTGGTACTGCCGAGGCGCTTTGTGTTTGTTTTTTTCCAATAAATTGTTTCTTTGATCCTGTTCCTCGGTCTACAGGCCCTGGTGTAGAAATACCAAACACCGTATTTGGAATACTTCTCCGTGTGGTGCTAGTAGTTGTTCCTCGGATGTCGTCTTCTAAAAGTCCCTGTTTTAAAAATCTATCAGCGATAGGATGAACCGGTCTCTTTATTTTTTCTATTTCTAATTTTTTATCTAACTCATTAGTTTTTCTATTGATTTCAGCTACAGGTAAAGGCTGTGTAGTATCGTACTTTTTTTTCTGTTCTGCTGTTAATTCTACTGCTGTTGATCCACCAATAGCCGGAATCATGTGATTCATAAATCTACTAGGTACACAAGCAAACCAGTATCCTTCCGAAGGGTTACCATTTACAAAGGCGCATAAAATTGTTGTACCAATTTCGGGAGTTGGAAACCACATGCCGTAACTTTTTTGAGTATCATTAAAGTCATCTTTGTTCAATCCCATATTTTCATATGCTGTAACTCCGTAGAAAGGACTTGCATATTTTACGGTATAAGTTTGTCCAATATCACCTATGCTGTTTCCGCTGTCCCTTAAAAGAGTAACTTCTAATCCCGACATAAAGGATGGATCTAAATATCCTACAACTTTAGCCAGCATTAATCCAGTATCTATTTTTCCTGAATTGGCATTAACCGGCGATCGTTTTTCTATTGACATTCTATATCCTTTATTATTTGATCACTTTTTTGCATTTAATATTATAAACCTGCTCGGGTAAACTCACGGTCCAATGCAGCAGCACCTACATTATTGCCAACGGTTGCTGATATGTTTTGTGCTTGTTCTTCGCTCTGTCCTGCATTACGTGCTTGTGTATAAGCAGCCACTCGAGCTTCTTGTTGTTCAGCTCTGATATCAATACTGATAGTTCGTTGAGAAGGTTGGGCGGCAGAAGCCGGAGTCTCTGGATCAGACAATCCTAGAGGATCATAATCTAACGCTCCGTCGGTATTATCCATAGGACTAACCTTAGGTGGTTCAGCTTTTGTAGTATCGTATAACATTTGAGTCTGTTTGCTAATTGCTTCAGAGCCGTCAATAAAGTCATTAGACTGACCTTGTAATCTCATTAATTCTAAAGTCTGTTGAAATGTTCCACCTGAAAATTTACTATTAACATAGTTAACTTTGTAAATTCCGCTAAACGGACTTACCCACTCTCCCTTAGGAAAATTATACAGACCGCCTTGACCTACCGTGCCTAAATTAGGTTCAACTGGACTCCTCCACGATATGTAAACATAAATCTCGCTACTTTCCCAGCTCATAGCAGAGTCTGCTCTAATTTGAGAATTAGGTCCGGGTTCTGCAAAGTGATTTGAATTAATACCGCTGTCAGAAATAAAATATGGATCTCCTAAAATATCTATATTAACGTTGGCTAAATCTTTTGATCCGGATTGCAAAAATGCATGATTAAATGCATCTGCAATTACTTGTTCAACGGTTTTATCGCCCGAAGCTGTTCCCGTAGGAATATTATAATCTGGTTTAAGAGATGCGCCACCTGCTGTAGATGATACCCCACTTGGTGCTTCTCCAGATTGTATTACCGCTTGATTTTTTTGTTCGTCTGCACCTGCTTGGATATCTTTGTTGGCAATATTAGCATGTTTCCTTGGCGGTGTAGGCATTTGACCTTGATACCACAAAGAGTTAAATTGTATATCAAACTTTAATAAATCATTGTTGGTACCTGTGTAGATATAATCATATCTTTTTGCAATAACCTTGTTTAATTTTCCATGTCCGTCTGGGGCTGCATTAGGATTTTTAAATGTGCCAGAATTAACTTTATATGGTATTACTCTATAAACATATTTTTTAGCACGAACGTTTCTTTTGCTGTCATAATCTAATAATTGTATTTGGCAATCTAATCTGTACCAATCAACAAATCCGTCTTTAATAGCTTCTGGCTTAATTGCATTTTCTGCAAATTTAGAACTTAAAATAATTCGATGAATAACTTCGCTGATAGCGATGCCTTGCGGAAAAGTAAAAAGTCTAAGGTTAGTGTCGATGGACATTTTTTCTTTTTGAACTTTTTGACCTTTTTCATCTATCACATCGCTTTCATACTTGAAAACATAGTTTCCTCCAGATGCTGCATCAAAGCCCATGGTATTAGTATCACTGCCTATTGGACCAAATCCAAAGTCAAGTTGTACATCATCCGAAGCATCTCCTACTTTCTTTTCTGCAGGCTTATTAGGATCTGCCGTTGCTTTGAGAGTTTCTGTTGAATAAGACGAATCAACAACTCCAACTGGATCAGATGAATCTGTAGGGAATACTATTTGATATACATCAGGTATTCCTTGTTGGCCTTCTTTGACTAGCGTTTGTTGAATCCTATTCAACGTAGTTGTTAAACTTCTAGATCCTGAAGCTAGAATGCTTTTACAAGTTTCGCCTGTAATTGAAATTTCGTTAGGTACTTTATTGACTAAATCGCTAAATCCAGAATAGTGTAGAGGCATAGCAGTTATTTTATATTTGCTGCCACCTTCGTCTACTTTAAATTCTACTTGATTAATTCTAATTGTAAAGAATTTTGTTAATTCTTTTGTTGAACCAAATATTGCCCCATTGTCTTTCATGCCTTTAAATTCTAACATTAGCAGATACGGGGTAACTTCTAAGTAACTAGGATATCCAGCATTTACTGCTGCAACTTTTAAACTCTGTAAAAACATTCCCATAGAATAGGGTTCATAAACATCAAAGGTAAAATTAAAATTATTAGTGTTTCCGTCTTTAGCCCCCGGAGCCACATTATGTTTCATTTGAACATTATCAATAAAATATTCTGGCTTACCGTTTGAGGTGTTAGTCCGTTGACCGTCAAATCTGCCGGCCGAAGATAAGACTACATTTCTTAAACCTGCAGGATTATTTCTATACAATTTAGGATTATTAAATTCGTTTGGTTCTAGACAAGACAACGTCCACAGAGGAGTGTATGACGCAAATTGTTCTAATACATTTTCGTAGGGAGGGCCGCCGGGCGGTCTTATAAAAGTCATTGCCAGAGGCGGAATTTTGTTAGGATCGGGTTCCCAACTTTGTGTTTTGTCTGTGGGTAGTGTTGCGCCACCGGTAAACGCATTGGTAATTTGTCTGGCAGAACCAATTGCTGTGCTTATTGACGTTGCTGCTTGTATAATTGGATTGCCATCTGGCTTTAAAAAATTTGCCGCTGCTTGTCCAATATCTCGAAATAATGACATATTAGACTCCTATATACTTTTCTAAATTTGATTTTTTAGGGCAATAAATTGGAGTTCCTGGAACAAAATCATAGATAGGATCTTTGAGTACACTCATATTACGTTGAACAAATACCCACCATAGTTTTGAATTCCCGTATAAGTCATAGGCTAAAAGATCCGGTCTATGTTTGTATTGAGTTTCTATAACATATTGAAAATCATCGGCCTCGGCAGGAACCGGTCGAATAGTCAACAACTCTAAATAAAGATTGTTTTGCCTTGAGTTGTAATAAGGCGATGCTCTGTTATAAGTAGCCATTAAATATATCCTTGTCCGCCTACAATTTGTCCGTTGGCATAATTTTTAAGGTTAAATTGTCTTAGTCTTGTTCTATTATAGATAGGCGATACCGTAACTGAGATTGTGCTCATAATGGGCACCCATGTTGGTGCGCCACCGCCTTTTGGTGTGTACTTAATATAGTTTACATCATCTTTAAAATCAACGGAAAAACTTTTTACAATAACAGGAACGTTATTAAAAATCCTTGCACCGTATCCTGTTAGGTTACAAATTATTGGCGGATTTCCCACAAACTCGCCCGAACCAAAAAACATCTTGGTAGCAGTTTTTAAGAAGGTAGTGCCTTGTATCCAATAGTCTGCATCTAATTCATTCTCTACTGAAAATTCTCCGGATATCTGAATGTCGTCTACTTGACTATTTTTATATGCATAGAAAGGTTGAATATTATGTATTGGGTCAATCTGAGTGTAATTTGCCTTTGTGGCGACCGTGATGTTAGGCAAGTATGGCCAAACAAAACCGTTAGTAGCAGATAGTCTAGTAAATGCGCTGCCAAATAATCCAAAGTTTGCATTTAATTTAACACGCCAGTCATCTGCTGCGCCCGGTTTTAACTCAACGAAAGATCCTTGCTGAGTAAATAATTCTGCACCACTAGGTAGGTTTTTCCCCCTTGCTAGACTTAATAAATTATTAAGCATCCCTGCCGCAGATGAAATTTGTCCGGCAATCTGTGCAAGACCACCTCCTAAACCACCGCTAGCTAAACCTAATTTGTTTAAACTTGCACCAATCGCAGCACTAGCACTACTAATTGATCCAGCAGCACCTCCTAAGGCGCTAGCTGCGCCGCTTAATGCACCGGTAGCATTAGATGCTAGACTTTGTATAGGATTTCCGGCACCGCCAATTGCGCCAGCAACACCGCCTATTGACGACGAAATTCCGCTTAATGCGCCTCCGGCCTTTCCTACCAAGTCGTTAACTCCGGATGTCATGCCGTTTAAACCGCTGGAGATTTCGCCGCTGAGTCTACCAATTGTAGAGTCTACGTTAGTTTTAAGTTCGTCAAAATTAACGCTTGATATTGCACCTTGTGCTGCTGCCGCAGCTGATCCAACTTGGGCAGAAACTGACGAAACTAATTTAGCTAAAGGGTTGGTTGATAATGCCATTTTGAGCAATTTTTCCTATTATATACTATTTATTATTGACAAAATGTGCTATTATAATAACTACTGGAGAATTCACAAGTATGACTATGGTACCTAAAATAAAATACCTTACTAATAAGGATTTACTAAGAGAGATACATTTAAGTAAAAATACATATTGCACATTTACAGATCCTAAGTATTCTGAATATGATATAATTTTACCTAACCTTGCTAAAATTAATATTAGAACAATAGCAGAAGCTAAACGCAATCAAGCATCTAAACTTGGCAAAAAAGCACACGAAGCAGAAAAACTAACTGGTAGAAAGACTACTGCAAAGGAACACGAAATAGATTATAAAAAAATTCCTAAAACAGATTTAGTTTTTAGAATCATGACCTTTGATCATATTCCGTTAGCACCCGGTCGCAAAAAAACTTTAAAGAATACCGCAGATAGCCACGACAAGGTAAACTTTCCTCCGTTCCAGCATTGGAAATTTGACGACAACGACAATCTAATCTGTGTCGGTAAAAGTCATTGGAAGGGTCCGTTAGACACCGGATCGTTTAACAAAGAGCACGGACAGATGACCAACAATCTAGCCCGCATGTTTTTAAAGCTATGCGAACGTTATGCTACCAGAGGAAACGTTAGAGGTTATACTTATAACGACGAAATGAAAGGTCAAGCAATTTTACAATTAACTCAAATAGGACTTCAATTTGATGAGAGTAAATCCGACAATCCTTTTGCTTATTATACTGCTGCTGTCACTAACTCATTCGTACGAATCATTAACATCGAAAAACGCAATCAAAACATTAGAGATGACATCCTAGAGATGAACGGCATGAACCCTAGTTGGACACGTCAAAATAGTGGTCCGGGAGGTAGTAGTGGATATAGCGGACCTGTATCTATTGGTGAAGGAGGCGGCGATTGGGATTGACCTTTGACTGCAAACTCACTATAATATTACTATGAATCTATTTAAAAAAGTAGCGTGTTTTACAGATATACACTTTGGCCTCAAATCAGGAAGCCGTACTCATAATCACGATTGTGAAGAATTTGTAATTTGGTTTTGTGAAACTGCCAAAGCTAACGGTTGCGAAACTGCAATCTTTCTAGGCGACTGGCATCATAATCGTAGTACCACTGATGTGAGTACCATGAATTATACGGTGTCAAATTTAGAAAGATTAAGTCAATCGTTTGAAAAGGTCTATTTTATTTTAGGCAATCACGATTTATTTTACAAAGACAAGCGTGAAATTAACTCTATTGAGTTTATGCGCCTGTTTCCTAACGTTGTTCCTATTAGAGAAACACTGACGCAAGGTGACGTAACAATTATGCCTTGGCTAGTTGGTGACGAGTGGAAAGAAATTCCTAAACTAAAAAGCAGATATTTGTTTGGACATTTAGAGCTTCCTTTATTTTACATGAATGCTATGGTACAGATGCCCGATCACGGTCAGTTACAGGCTGGGCATTTTGGTCATCAAGAATATGTATTCAGCGGACACTTTCACAAAAGGCAGAGCAAGGGTAATGTAACTTATATTGGAAACGCTTTCCCTCACAACTATGCAGATGCAGGCGACGATGATCGTGGCATGATGATCTTAGAGTGGGGCAGTAAGCCCGAGTATCATACTTGGCCGGGCCAACCTGTTTATAGAACTTATAAACTTAGTCAGATTATTGATTCTCCGGAAAAACTACTCCGTGAAAAAATGCATTGTCGTGTTACTATTGACTTGCCTATTACTTTTGAAGAAGCTAATTTTATTAAAGAACAATTTATTCCTCAATATAATCTTCGAGAATTGATGTTAATTCCAGAAAAAGTTGAAGTTGAGTCAACTTCAGTTCCTATTGATATTAATTTTGAATCTGTTGACACCATTGTTATTAATCAAATTAATGCTATTGAAAGCGAGTCCTATAACAAATCATTATTGTTAGACATTTATAAAGATTTATGATTAAAATAAAAAATTTAACCGTTAGAAATTTTATGAGTGTGGGTAACCAAACTCAAGCTATTGATTTTGACAAAGGCCAGTTAACCTTAGTACTTGGCGAGAACATGGACTTAGGTGGTGACGATAGCGGCGCTCGTAATGGTACAGGTAAGACCACTATCATTAACGGCCTTAGCTACGGAATCTACGGGCAAGCACTTACAAA